GTACGCATTCCCCTCGGATCGTTTATTATATGCGGAGTCATTTACCGTATGCTGAATTTGGACTGTCGCATTTAGAACCGTGCCGTCTTTAATGAAAAGAAGTTGTGCCTCCACTCGGTAAATACCAGTTTTCAGAAACGTAAAAACTCCAGAACTTTCGGAAACAATAGATCCGAATCCAGCACTTTCTCCAGTTTGATCCAATGCCTCCCAATTAGAACTAATAAAATTATCTCCAGTATTAGAAAAAGGAGTGGTTATTCGATACATCTGCGCTCCTGTTAGTAACCCAAATCCAGTAGCAGAGGACCCAACTGTACCATTAAAAGTAGCATCAGAACTAATCGCAACCGCACTACTTGACAAAGTAGCTAGGGTTTTAGTGCCAGACTTATCTTTAATTAAATCAGCTTTTATTTCAGAACTCATGATGCCTTATTCTTTAGGGTATTTTTTCTTGATTTCATCAACATTAGTTTTCCAAGCATCTAAACCCTTTTCTGTAATAAATTCTATTTGTTCCTGTGCAGATCCATACTCTTTTAGCCGTTTATCTTTGTAGGTTTCTACATAAGGTTCAGGCTCTTCTTCTTTTGGAGGATCAGGAATTTTAGTTGTAACCCATTTTGATCCATCAAAACTACAAATATGAGTCTCTTTATTAAATACTGGAGGTTCTACATCAGTACAATTCCCAGGCATTAAATACCCTCCACCCAAAGGATCTTTTTGCCGTTCTCTTGAACTTCCGTTGTCTTTGTTGTATGCAATCATAGTCAGTATTTTATGCAGTATTTTACACCAGCATTAAAAGGTCTGGTTTCATCACCCACTCTTGGGGTTCCATTACTCGCATCTGCGACTGCATCCTGGGCACGAGCAGTAGGTGAGGTTGGCGAGACACTAGCATCATTTACCCTGTCCATTGTATACGAACTTCCTGCTGCAACATCTCTTGATACGTATAAATTTTCATGATAGTGGCCCTGGAATTGATCATTTTCAAAAGACCCGACATTAGGTCCAGCAAAGTCATTGCCGTCAGCCATGTTGTGAGTTGCGTTTGCACCAGTACCTCTGAGGAAAGCACCTTCCAAATCTGGTATGTTAAATGTTCCTGATCCATCTCCAGCACCCCAAGTTGTACCTATTGCAGTAAATAATTCAGCATAAGTAGTCCTTGAAACCGCAGATCCATCACAAGCAAGCCAACCAGTAGCAACTGAAGACATACCGAATGGAGCAATCATTCCTGTTAATATGTCTATTTTATTTTGGGTAACAACGGTCATACGATCACCAAAGTTCCTGAAATAGTTAAACTTCCATTTGCACCTATTGTTACTGGTCCTGCCATTACTGCATTCTCATCTGCACTAATTGTTACAGCAGAATTAATAGTTGCAGGATTTCTTAACACTCCTGAGAACACAGAACTAACGTGTCCTGTGACTCCAGACTTATCACCTTTGGCAGCAATCGGTTGACCCGATTCAAAACTTCCTGCTCCAACTCGTTTCATATTATCTCCTATGATGCTGAATCTAAGACTGAGACATAGACTGCGACTGTTCCTGCATCGACTGCCAAGACCAGTGCATCTCCACTCTGAGCAACAATTTTCCCCTGAACCAGTTCCACTGAACCTCCCGGTGGAATCTCCAAGTCTGTAGCCAGTGATGTTCCTGATAAAGTGAGATCCACCTTTGCCGTTGTGGTTGCATGAGTGCAACTGACAAGAATCCCAATAATAACGTCTGTGGAGTCTGCAGTGTAAATGGTCCCTGCAGATGTTGCTTCAAATCGTAAAAATGAACTCATAAGTCAGCCCAAGGCTATGGCAAACACAATTGCCTGTGAATCTGTATATTGTTTAGTTGCTGCCTGAAGATTGGCAGACGGGTTTGCATTCAAAGTCACGGTTCCTGCAAAGGTTGCATTGGCAGAACTCAGAGTCATAACTGCTGCACCTGAACTCTGGATTTCGTTTCCTGTTACTTTCAGTTTGGTCCCAACGTCTACCACTCCTGACCCATTGGGTGTAAGAGAAATATCTCCATTTGCACCATCAGTAATAGTAACATTTCCTGTGGTGGAGTTCCCTGTTTCCAAAACCAGATCAAAGTCTCCTGAAGAAGAAAGTTTCCCTGATGCTGCTCCTGTCCCTATGACTACTTCACCTGTACCATTTGGTGTGATTTCTACGTTGCCATTGGTATTGGTTGCACTAAGAGCACTGGTATCCAGTTTGAGGTTATCTACACGGAGATCAGTACAGACTGAGTTTGTTCCAATAGTAACTGCATCAATCTCACCTCCTGCTATATCAACTTTTGAAACCGTGACAGAACCTGATCCATGAGGAGTCAGAGTAATATTTGAGTTTGCTGCAGATGTGACCAGATCCAGAGTTGAAGAAGAACTCAGGTCAATCTGTCCTGCAGATGCAGTAATAGAAAGATTTCCTCCACCATAAGAGGTTGCCGTTGACAGAACCGTTCCTGTCTCATTAGGCATCGTCAAAGTTCCTGAAGACCCTGTTCCTGTGTACTGGACTGTGACGTAGTAATTGACTCCAGATCCAGAATCATCTGTTCTGTAATTGTAAAGACGGTAGGAAGAGAATGACATCTTGGCATACTCAGAATAGGTTGAGTTATGTTGCCAAGTGAACATATCAGATGCTGATACATAGTTTGCTTTTGCAGGAGAAGATAAATTATCAATAGACCCTCCTGCATTGACTGCTCCTCCTGTAGTCAACTGAACCTGATTCCCAGATGCATCCCTATAATAGAGTTCTCCTCCATAGGCATACAGTGCTCTCAGGAGATCTGTGGGTTGTGAACCCTGATTCTCAAATGAAGTCTGTTTTACCTCTGACAGAGCATTGTCATTATACTCCAGTGTTGCATTGATGTTCATGGCACTTGGAGTGATCCTGACCCCCTTGTTGGAGGTGTGATCATGAGCATCTATTGCATCCAGAGATGTATTGAGATTCGTTCCCCAAGTAGGTGCAGGAGTGACTGCAACTGTGGATTTCTCAATAGCGGTTATATTTGTTCCAGAGGGCATATCTTAGAAAAAGAAAAGGTCTACTGTGACCGTTGCTCCTGCTTTCAGAATAATCTGAGTTTCAGGAAAATCGTTGCTTGTTGTGGAAACATATACACTAGTATCTGCATTCTGTTTGGTGACGATGTATCCCACAAAATTCCTTCCTAATCCGTGATTCACTAAAGTGTCTGATGTTCCAAGTTCAACGTCTGTCTTATGTACTCCATCTGCAAACGGGAGTGACAAAAGTGGACTGATTGCAGTCCTGATGTTGCTCTGTAACTGATCGACTTTTGCATCACCTGTGTGAATCTCCGTAAAGTTGACTCTGCTCATGCGTAATAAAACTTTTCATAACTGACCACATCTGTAACTACTTCTGGTTCTCCTGCATCCCTGTTCTGTGATTCTGTAATGATTCTTTCATTCAACTGTTTCTTCTGGAGAAGAAGTGCCGTTGGGTCTCCTTCTTCCTTAATGACCATCTTGATTGCAGAATCAATAATGAGGAACTCATCCCATCCTGAGTAGAAGTCAAAACGAGACTCTATGGTTCCATAACTTGTAGGATCTGCCAGACCTGCAGAATTAAGGTCTGTAGTCACCGTGTTTGCTCCTACTGCAGTCACGGTCTGATCTACATTGTAATCGGTTGCCAGAAAGTTCTGACCTGTAATGGTGTCTCCTACCGCAAACTCATGGGAACCTGTGGTCCACATAGTAGATGTTCCTCTGGTGATTGCAGTTGTATCCTTGGATAACAGTCTTTTAGGAGAGGGTATGTACCATATCTTGATGGAATCTCCTGTGGATGGTGTAGGAGTGAACACAATGGACCCCTTTTGGATACGATATCGATAATCCCTTGCATATACAGTGAGGGAGTTTCGGGTCCGTTGTGCCCAATTGTAACGTCTGAGAGGGACAGATTCGGTGGATGTCACCACCAGATCCACCCCTCTGGATTTGTAGAAATCAGATGGAAGATCATACGTATCTGTTCCAGAGGTGAGAGTGAACGTGTATCCAGTTGTGAAGTAGTCCTCATTAAAGTTCTCACAGATGAGGTTATATAACTCCCCCCAACTGTTATTGAGATACCTTGTGAGTTCTGTATCTGTCACAAACTGAGAGTTCTCCTGATCCGCACGTTGACGGGACAGGGTTCTCAACTCTGTCAAAGAAACATAATCAGTCATAAGACATCATGATTCCGTGGATTGCCATGAGCACAGTTTCCTCATCTCCGCTTTTGACTGCTTTAACGAGTTCTTTTGCCATTTCTTTCTGCTCATCAGAGTATTCATACTCTTCATCCTTATCTTCCTTGTCAGACACCTTATAGGAATCTGAACCCCCCATACTACCTTTGAGAGGTCCAAGAATGATGGTTGCTGCTTCAGATCCCATCATGTTTCTCCTTACACTATGTCTGTGTTTCGGAGGAACAAAACAAAATGGATTCTGTTATTTGCATTCACTGCAAGGTCTGCTGCTGATGAACCAGTGTTGTTACGGATTACCACCGTCTTTGCACTGACTACATCAATTGCTCCAAACGCAAGTTTGTGATCTCCTGCAGCATTGTGTTGAAGGGTCAACTGACCACTTATCAACGCAGGGTATGTGTCCTCTAAGGTCACAGTCCATAAACCCGTTCCAGAACGGGCTACAGACCACCCTTTGCCTGTGTTATCGGCAGCTACAGGATCAGAACTTGCGTTCGTTTTGAACGAACCTGCAATGATCTTGGTTTCAGGATTTAATGCCTGAACATCTCTAAAGACTCTGGATGCCATTTTATCTCCTTTATGCTAAGGCTATACGGCAGTTGAATCCCGGTGCAGAGCAAGCAAGTTGTCCGTAAAAACCAACACGGATTTCCACTCCATCGTCTGAAGACTGACGGAGCATTCGGTTCCCATCAACATCAATGATGGAGACTGTCTCTCCAATGGTTGCAAGCTGCCATGTGTCCATTTGAATTGCGTATGCAACTCCTACAGGGCAATCCTTATCAGGGATAATTTTTGCCACACCATAAGGTGCATACATCTCCATTGAACGGAAACCTGCTCCAGTATCAGGATCAACTTCTCTCTGTACTGTGGACTGAAGTTCCTTCTCAAGAGCAATAAAGTCTGTGAAGGAAACAAAAATATGATCAGGTTGTCCACCTTCTCTGGCACATCGTCCAAGACCATTGATGATGGTCTCTTCACGGGTTGAAGAGTAGGCAACTCTCTGACCTCCTAAACGAGTGGGATCTGCGGATCTGTCCTGACCAAAGAATGCCGTTGCACCGGGAGCAGAACTAGGAATCCAATCTGCAAGACCACTGATTCCATTATCGTAGTTTCCTTCGATATAGATGTAGTCATTCTGGGCAATTGCAGCGATTCCTGCACTCAGGTTTGCACTGGTTGTGACCTGATTGGATGTTGCATCCCTGTCCACTCCTGCAACTGTGAGAGTTCCTGAACGAACAGAACCTCCTGAGAGTGTTGCAGAGGTGACAATCTTCTGATTCACTTCAAAGTTGAGTGCATCAGTGTCTGTCACAAGATCCAGAGTGGTCACACCAAAGGATGAGTTGTTCACTCGTCCTATGGATGCATCAGAAGTTCTGAAAAGGTTCCGTGAGAGTGCATCTCCAACGGATTTTGCAGTCTGATCAATCTCTGTGGTTGCAGCATCCAAGAATGCGTATTCCGAACCCTGTGAGCTTAAAAGTGTCTCACCATCAATTGTGGCTACACCATAATGCTTCTTACGGGTAATCAGAAATTCTGCAATCTGTGATGCAGTTGCGTTGCTTTGTGCCGTACTGAATGTGGCAGAAATCCCTTGAGGTCTTCCATACAGAACTGGTACAGGCATGGACTTCCCTTTGAATCTAGGATTCTTAGGGACCAAGGTTAACCAAGGATGGTTCTTATAAACCGTGTCTATTACAGGCTTATCCCTGTAATACTGCTTGAGAGCATTGTCCCATGCAGTCATATTCGTGGCTGATGCCATTGGTATACTCCAAATAGAAAGTCATATCTAAACTCCCGTCTTCGATTCTCTGTAGACATTTGCTGCCCTTTCCAGTGCTTCATGTCTGGAAAGTGGACCTGCTTTTGTCTCTGAAGTCCTCAACCGGGATGTTCCTTTTTGTGAAAGTGTCCTCGATTGACTTTTCTGGACTTCACCCAATGGCTTTTCTGAGGGTGAATCTATGTTATAAATGCTTCTGACTTTTTCATTCTGAACTGCTTTATCCATGAAATCACGGTAAGTCTTTTCAACCTGATCCAAGACTTCCTCATTGGTGAGGGTCTCCCCACCATTGATTGCATAGTGTTTCTGAATATCCAGAATGCTTTGTTGTGCTTCATCCCAAAAGGATGTTACCAACGGATACTTTTCTGTTTCATCTACCATACTTTTCAACTCAGAAACATAAGACTGCACCTCCTGAGATGCTAACTCCTTCTGCTTCTGCTTATCTGATTCAAACTTTTCTTTTTTTAACTGTGAGATTTCTTCCTGCATTTTCTGCAGTGCATTTTTCTCAGAACCTCTGTTAAGTACCTGATCTGTCATGGACTCATAATTGGACCCTAACACCTCAGATGCTTCCAGATGCTTACCCTGCTCAATTAAGTTTCTTGCTTCCTTGAGCTTACTGAGATCATCATTTTGATCCTTTAACTCCTGTTCCTTCTGGAACAATTCTCTCTTCTTTTTTG